CGCCGCTAATAATAGTATGCAGTCTAGCGCCCATCTGCGTTAGCAGCTGCGCGGCCTCATCATCAGCCAGGCCATAAGATTTACCGTGATTAGGTTTTTGCTCTACAACAATCACAGGTTTGCATCTTTCGATAGTTTCTATCGCGCCTTTAAGTACAAAAAATTCAAAGCCCTCGCAGTCTATTTTCAATAAATCAACCTCATCGAACCCGTAACTGTCTAAGGTTCTAACAAATACATTTTTTGCGACTATTACCTCATCCTCGCTGCCGGTGGCCGGTGAGGTTTCTCCGCAAGATGCTGATTTATGCCTGGCCATAGTGACTCGACCACGCTTTTCACCCAGGGCAACCTTATGAAGATTAGCGCCTTCAACGTTAGCCTCGAAGCATTTAAAGTATTCCGGTACGGGTTCAAAAGCCTCTACGGTTTGGAAATCCTTTACCAAAAACTTTGACCATAAACCCACGTTCGCGCCGACATCAATCGCCCTGCGACGCTGCTTTGTAAGCCCTCTAGCGGCCTCATATTTGTTGTATTGATACGTCGGTATTCCGTCGATAACGCGGTTTACAACGGTCATGATCTGTTGATAATGCTCTTCGTAATCGGGGAAATGCCAGCCGCGCCATGTGATCATTCTATTTGCTCCAGTGGTTGTCTAGGAAAACACGTTAATGCTGTGCTGCGAGTTGCGTTTATAACTTCAACGCGCTCCTGCTTAAGATCAGATGCTAACAAAGAAAAATTATCAACCCATCGCCTAATAGTTCCGTCGTTTGGACCTTCATTCGGGCGATTGTGGTAAGGATGATTCCCAAAAAAATGCACCTTGTCGCCGTCTTTCTTCATATCGAACCCTAGCAGAATCATCCTTGTTACGCCGAACAAAAAAGCGAGGTTTATCGCTTGGTAGCCAGAGTTGCCGCCAAAGTGAATAATTTTCCGGCCTAGCCCTGGGGAGCTTACACCCTCGATGCGGTTTAGATTGTATTTTTCCGCTGCTCTCTCGCATTGGGTCCAAAGCTCCGCCTTTGTTTTTCTTAAAGCCTCAAGGTGATAAGGCCACCAGTGGGAATCACAACCATAAACCAGATCAGCCGATGGGACGAGTCTATAAGTATCCTTGACCGCAATAACTAAGTGGTTTTTTTCTGCCTGCCTCTGCGCGACGATCTCGGCGTCTCGTTGATTGAAACTTGGTCCACCTGCAAGGATATATGCGGTTCTGCCCCACCATCGACTTGAGCTACGATCTGTGGCCTTGCTTGCAAAACCGCCGGTAAAGGGTCGCGGATTGTCACCAAATCGAGTGAGGCTAGATCCTTCGCTATATGCGCGGGAACTTTAATCACCTGTTTGCGCGATACTGCGCCAATCCTTGTATCGGTGAAATGTGCGTTACAAACTACGTCAACGAGTTCCATTAGCGTTCTTCCCATCTGGCTCTAAAAATGCCGTTTGTCGTTTGATTGCTTAGATTCGTAATCCTTATGTAAAAAGTGCCGGGCGCAAAGCCTTGCGGATATTCCTTAGTGGCGCTAGCGTCTACACCCTTGCCCGTATCAGCATAAAGCAGATCAACGACCGTGCCGCCCGTATGCGTACCGTTAGCGGTCATGGTGATACCTGTAGAAACTACCGGCGTGACGCTCATTGTATTACATGGGAAAATAGGAACAGATACGCTATAACTGCCGCCTTCTGTGCCTCCGGTAACCAGTTCTATTTTTACGCTACCGACTGTCAGATCAGCGCCAAATTCATAAACAATAGTATCTTTGGTAGAAACCACCTTAATGTTATAGCTTGCGTTTTGAGCAATTGAGAACTCTTTGAAGGTTCTAAATTCTCGCCCTGCGTAAAAGGCGACCTCATCAGGCCGGAGACAACAGACGGTTTCGCCGTGGATGCCTTCGCCTAGGTGCTGGAACTTCTTTATGACGCCTTGCGGGCCGCCAAAGTAAACATCGCCGTCAATCTGGCTCATTGTGTTTGCTCTCTTCCCACTTAGAAAAGCAAAACGCCAGCCGCTGGTCTGACTCGGGAAAATCCTCTACTGCTTCATAATCGCTCATGCATCGAGCGATAAATTCCCGTTGAGTCTCGCCAGCGACCGGCGCAGGCATTAGAACGTGCCTTTAATAAAGGCAGCAGGACGGTAGATCGTCAGTGCCAAACGCTCTTCAGCCAGCAGGGTAGCCATATTCTTTTTGAAGTTGTCGCCATCTTCATAAGAAATTTGTACCGCTGCGTCCATGCGATCCCAGAGTTGAGCGCCCATCATAAACGCACCCACGAGGAAAGTACCAGCCGCGATGCTGTTGGTGGCCACGACACGCTTGCCCCAAATGGTAGCGGGCATCATGTTCATAGGATTAGCAACGATATACTGACCGTCAGTTGCTTTGGTCAGCTCGATGCCTTCCCAGTCGGCAGGATTGATAACGATAGTATCCACAGGATATTCAGCCAGGGCAGCCTGGGTAATTGCTTTGCGGAGAGTATCAATCGCCGTGTCGCCAGTAGCAGCGCGGTTATAAGCCACGTTATTACCCGAGGTCAGCATTCCGGAAATATTGCCAGACAGACCAGAGCCGTTAAGAAGCTGATCTTCCTCTTCGAGCTTCAGGCCATAGGTCAGACGGCTGTTGACATAGCTTTCGAGCTGAGGGGCATCTTCCAGCACCTGACGAGATACAGGGATAAAGTGAGCAAGCGTCACGACAGGAGCGTTAGCCAGGGTGAAGGTAATACCAGACTCGGGCTTGGTAACGTTCTCAACAACAACGGGAGAACCTTCGGCCTGTGGGCCAGCGTTGTTAGTAAATACGTTTTCCTTAGTGAATTGAACCAGGTTGGAGCCGGTACGACCAACAGGCAGCGCGTCACGAATCGTAAGAATACGGTTCGGGTTAGCGATGATGCCAGGAACCCGCATATCAGCGACTAGAGGCTGGTTTTGACCCGTAGCGTTGATAATCGCGGCCTTAAGCTCAATGCGAGCATACTTAGACCGGCCTTCCTGCATTAGCTTGAAGGCATCCGACTTGATGAGCATTTCGCCAGGGCTTTGCTCACGAGCGCCGTTACCATCTTCAGCGCCAGCAGAGACTTTGCGCTCTAGCTCAACGCACTTATCGGTAAGCGCGGCGGCCTTGGTAGCCAGCGACTCGATAGCGGCTTTGGTTTCGCCCTCGATGCGCTTCGCGTTTTCGATTTCGCCGTTAGCCTTTTCCATCCACGTTTTCATCTCGCGGCTGGTATCAAGGAGTTTGCCTTGCGTTTCCACAAGGGCTTTGATTTCAGACATATCCATTTTCGTGCCTTTCAGAGTGTTTTGGTTAATAACAAGTTACGCCGGATTGCGGCTTGTAAATCGTCCGGTACTGGTTTGCCATCAGACTCACTCCGAAGCAGTCTCTTAGCGGTGCTTACCGTGGCAATCGCTAAGCTCTTCGAGAACCCACCCGCATCTCGCAGGAAAGCCTCAAAATCTCTAATATCGTTAATCTGTTCCAGCGAGGATTTAACGCTAGTCAAATCGACTCGGGCCGCATCATCGGCAGGGAATGTAACGATCGATACTTCGGCAAGCTCAGCAACGCTTTTTATTAGACGCAGCTTCTCGCCTTCGGTTTCAATAATCTCATAATCGCCGACCTTAAATCCAATACTAAGACCATCAATAGTATTATGCTGCATCGCAGCTTTAAGGATTTCCGCTTGCGGATTACCTGGGGTAAATTCGCCTTCCATGTACAGGCCGCGATCATCTTCTTCCATTTTTGTCCACTTACCTGGGGGAATATCCCAAGATCGGTGGTTGACAAACATTTTAGGCATACGCGCCGAACCTTTTTGCACCTGTTCAATAACATCGCGGTAAGCGCCCTTCATAATCGTATCGTCGTAGCTATCAACGCCGCCAAACACCGACGCATAACCTGCGAAGCTGCCTTTTCCGCTTTTGGTGAGCTTGATTTCCGCTTCCGTGAGCGATATGTCTTTACGCGTTAGCATTTCTTGTCCTTTCCGATTCTGTATTCGCTTCCATTCCTTATCTGCCCAAGCCTTGCCAGGATCACCGCCCCATAAAGCCCACGCTATTCTTCCGTTGCTAGGATAGCCTTCTTCGCCAGGACTAAAACCCTTGCCCTGCTTATCTACTTCATGACGGGCGAAATAACTAACCATGCGCCCGATTGTTTGCTCTGACAGATTCTTTCGGTTTGAAATATCTCTAGCCCTAGCCACGCCGACCTCAGTGCCGCCGCGCCCGTATTCTTTGCGCCATTCTAAGCCGCGCCGCGCTTCTTCTGCCATAGCTGTCGTGGGTACAGGCATAATTAAGCCGCTAATAATAGAATTAAATCGTTCTCTTCAATATCCCAAACGCCACGAGCTTTTACATCGCTGGCTTTGAGCTTTGCCTCAATACTGTAAATCTTCGCTTTCGCATTTATTACTATTGTGCCAGACGC